ACGTTAAAACCTAAAATTCTATTGGATTTTCTATTGAAAGTCTTTTTGAGGAATACCCTAAAATTATTACTTACGATAAGTATAATTATCTTAACGATATCTGTAATTATCGTATGTTATCGTCAATATGTAACCCTTTAGAAAATGGCGGAATATATAGATTTTTTAAGGGGGCAGGCGTGGGCCACCCTAGGGTACTGGGGAAGCCTTATACAAAGCCTATAGAATTTTACCGGAAATTGGCCATAAACTAGTTGGGTAATCGCTTGTCTTAAGGGGTACCCCTACCTATAGACGTAAGTCCCCGGGTGGGGGGTATACCCCTTAATTATACACCTGATTTCACTTTTGTCAAGTAAAAAATTATTTTTTTAATAGAAAAAGCTTGACAACTAGTAAATACTGTGTATAATATAATAAAGGGAGTACAAAACAAGCACATATCTCATCAGTCTATTAAATTAGTATATAAACAAAGTTGATATGGTGCAGTCTGTACTAAGTAACCTCTAGAGGATTATGAATCTATTACCCCAAAAACAGAAATCTAAAAAAGAACTAACACAAAAACAAGAAGTATTTGTTAGTTCCCTTATTGAGAACGGCGGGAGCATACCGCAAGCTATGAAAAAAGCAGGGTATGAACCTACTTCTCGTTCTTGGTTAGTAAATTCGGTTTCTAATGAAATAGTAGAACGAACACAGAACTACTTAGCAACCCACGGAATGAAAGCCGCACAGAATTTAATCAATGCATTAGATGAAGACGGAACAACGCCGAAGGGTGAACTGCGTTTAAAAGCAGCAGAAAGTTTATTAAATAGAATTGGCATAGGCTCTAGAGAGACAGTAGACCATAACGTAACAGCTATACACGGTGTAGTATTGTTACCTAACAAAGAAAAAGAAATAATAGTAGAGGGAGAATAATAAAATGGCAGGATTAGCAGAATTAGCAAAAATGTTAGATTTAGGAGTTCTATCGGCTGATGCTGTTGTTGCTATAACAAATAGATTAGATAGAGATAAAAATGGTAAACAAATTACTGACCAAGATAAAATAGCAGCAATAAAAAAATATAATAAAGATAGACAAAAAGGTAGAGGTGGTAAAGGAAACTACGCTAAAGGCGGATATACTAAAAAATATGCTTATGGTGGTGGAGTACGAAAAGCTAAAATGAATAAATACGGATAAATGCCTAAACCCTACATAACAACAAAAAGCCCACAATTTCATACTTGGATACGAGAAAAATTTAATGAAGACCCATCAACACTTAAACCCCAACAGATACATAACAAATTTATAGTTTATTTAGCATGGAGACGAGCAGAACACAAACAACCACCCAAAACACAAGAAAAACATCAACAATACCATTCGGATATAAATTAGATGAAAACAAAAAGACGTTATTACCCATCCCCGAAGAGCTTGAGGCTTATACAAAAGCAAAAGATTATCTTCAATCTTGCTCTTATAGGGAAGTTGCTAGTTGGCTCACTGCCACAACAGGTAGAAAAATATCAGCACAAGGACTTAGAAAAAAAGTATTAGGAGAAAAAAGTGAATGAAGTACCTCCTCCAAAGCCTAAAAGACAATATAACTACAGTATTGCAACAAAGGCACGTATGGCAGCTCAAAAAAAGCTTCGACAAGCTAAAAGAACTGCTGAAAATAAGAAAAAACAAGTAAAAGCACAAAGAGATAAGATTCGATACATAGAATCTGGTCTAAAAAAAATAGAAGGTACTTTAAATGGTAAAAACCCTTCTGTTTTAACAGAAAATGACTTAAAAATAGCACCAAAAGCTGTAAAAGAGCAAATAAATCAAGAAAATGTTATTTTTAAGCCAAATGAAGGCCCACAAACAGACTTTTTAGCATCTCCAGAACGTGATGTTCTATATGGAGGAGCAGCAGGCGGTGGAAAATCATACGCTCTACTAGCTGATTTACTTAGATATGCTCATTTACCCGACCACAGGGCTTTGTTAATTAGAAGAACACTCGATGAATTAACAGAGTTGATTGACAAAAGCAAGCAATTATATCCAAAAGCATTTCCGGGAGCTGTATTTAAGGAATCTAAATCCATGTGGATATTTCCTAGTGGAGCAACCGCTTGGTTTTCTTATTTAGATAGAGATAAAGATGTTACTAGATACCAAGGACAAGCTTTTAACTGGATAGGTATAGATGAAATAACACATTATCCTACACCTTTTGTGTGGGAATACTTACGTTCTCGTTTAAGAACAACCAACCAAGAAATAAAACCTTATATGCGATGTACTGCCAATCCCGGCGGTCTAGGTGGATGGTGGGTTAAAAAAATGTATATTGACCCTGCACCACCATATGAAACATTTGCAGCTAGGGATATTGATTCTGGCGAAATATATAAATGGCCAGAACGTCACGAAAAAGCAGGACAACCTTTATTTCAACGAAAGTTTATTCCTGCACGATTAACTGATAATCCTTACTTAATGCAAGATGGTCAGTATGAAGCAATGCTTCGTTCTTTACCAGAAGTAGAAAGAAAACGGTTATTAGAAGGAGATTGGGAAGTTGCAGAAGGAGCAGCTTTTCCAGAATTTTCTAGAAGTCTCCATGTTATAGAACCATTTGAAATTCCTATAGGATGGCAACGAATGCGTTCTGGTGATTATGGTTATGCTTCACCATCTTGTATATTATGGGGATGCATAGATTTTGATGGTAATATTTATATTTACCGTGAACTATATGGCTCTGGATATACAGGTGATGTATTAGCTAGACTAATATTAGAAATGGAAAGAAATGACCCACCAATGATGATGTCTATATTAGATACAAGTTGTTGGAATAAAGTTGGGTTAGGCCCAAGTATAGCAGAAACAATGATACGAAATGGAGTACGTTGGGTTCCTGCAGATAGAGATAGAGTTTCAGGTAAAGTAGAAGTTCATCGAAGATTAGCTTTAAATGAACGAACAGTTGAACCTAGATTAAAAGTTTTTAGTACGTGTACTAATCTTATTCGTACATTAGCGAGTATACCTACATCAAAAACAAATCCCGAAGATGTAGATACAAAAGCTGATGACCATGCTTATGATGCATTACGTTATATGATTATGACTAGACAATCAAATCAACCAACACTTAATACAGCGTTACGAAGAATTAAGGATAGAGTACAATATGAACCAAGTGATGCAACTTTCGGATATTAAATATGAGTGAAGAACTTTTAGGTAAAGAAAAACAAAAAATTTATAAACTTATAACTGATACATTTAGTAAAGGTTTACGAAGAGGTATAAGAACTAAAGGTCAAATTGCAAAATTTAAAAGTTTACAAGCTCAAATTAGTTCTATTTTAAATAGTAAAAATGTTGTTAATAATTTATCTACTAAACAATTTCTTGAATTACAAAATTATACAAACGACTATTTAAATACTAAAGTAAATGCTAAAATTGAAATAGATAAACCAAAAACAAGTAAAAGTTTTAAAGAACAAGTAAAACAACAAAAACTTATAGAAGAACAAAAAAAAGCTGAACAACTTAAACAGCACCAAAAATCAAAAACTCGTATAACTGTTTTACGACCAGATATATCCGATACATCAAAAAATCAAATAGCAAGTTTAATAAAAAGTGCGGAATCATCAGTAGGTATTAAAAATCCTTCTTCTGTTGTTGTAGGTTCCTCATCAAAGGAAATAGTACCTTATGAAATTGCAAAATCTAAAGGAAATAGATTAAATTTTAATTTAAAAGGATTTTCTTTATTTGAAAATGCTGCTTACAATTCTAAAATTCACGGAATATCAAATACTATTCAAGAATTAGATGAAGGTGTAAAAAATAAAAAAATTAGTCTATCTGAAGCAAATAAAATAAAAAGTACGCTTCAAGATAATACTGTATCACATAAATTAAATCAATTAGGTACAAATGACCAAGTAAAACAATTTAATAGACCAGAATATCAAAAACTTTTTAAAGAATTTTTAAAAAAAAGTTTTAATAAGTATATGAAAGTTATTCCGGTTGCTGGCCCTTTATTTATGCTTAAAGATATGAAAAAACAATATGAGCAAATACAAAGTGGCGAGCACCCAATGTTTCCTAGTGCTGAAAAGCTCAGTACACAGGTATATAAAAGAGGTGGTAAAGTAAAGCCTAAACCTTACGCTATGGGAGGTAAAGTCTATAGTAATTCAGTACGTAAACCTAAATTTAAATAGAGGAGAAAAAAATGCCAGATAATAAATATAATTATGGTAAAGACTATGTAATGAAAGCAGATAAAGAAAGTGCATTCAGAAAAGATGCTCCGTTGACTAGAATGAAACCGGATTTTAAAGAAGAAATTCCAGAAGGAAACGAAAATCCAATTATTCAGCCAACTCCAACTGCAAAACCTGTACCATTACAAAAATCAGTTTTAAACGCAGATAAAGAAAAAGCAGTATAAGAAAATTTTATAAATAATATGGCAAACAAAGACATAAAGCAAGATACAGATGCTATGTCTGCTATTGAATCAGATGAAATTCCTACGATTGTTGGTTATATCGAAAAAAAATATAATGAAGCAAAAACTTCTAGACAAACGCATGAATCAAGATGGTTAAGAGCATATAAAAATTATCGTGGTGTTTATGACAGTACGACACAATTTAGAGATAGTGAAAAAAGTAAAGTTTTTATTAAAATAACAAAAACTAAAACTTTAGCAGCTTATGGACAGATTGTTGATGTTTTATTTGCAAATAAAAAATTTCCTATAACAGTAGAGCCTACTCCTGTTCCTGAAGGAATAGCGGGTATAGTTCATACACCGGCACCCGGAGAAGAACAAATTCAATCACCTTATGGATTTAATGGTGATGGAAGAGAGTTACTTCCGGGAATGACAGAAGCAACTGCACCACAAAATAAATTAGGTGGAATAGCTTCAGAATATGAAGGTGTAACTTTACTAGAAGGAAAAAGTAGACATGGTGGCCCACAAATAAATCCTGCTCAAGAAACAGCAAGACGAATGGAAAAATTAATCCATGACCAGTTACTGGAAAATAATGGTATTAATGTTTTACGTCATGCAATTTTTGAATCAGTTTTATTAGGGACAGGTATTATAAAAGGCCCTTTAAATTATAGTAAAACAATTCATAAATGGTCAAATCAAGATGGTGAAAAATCTTATGAGCCATATGATAAATTAGTACCTAAAATTGAAGGTGTTTCTTCATGGGATTTTTTCCCAGACCCTGCTGCAACTAATCTGGATGATTGTGATTATGTAATTCAAAGACATAAATTTACACGTTCACAATTACGTGATTTAGTTAATATGCCTCATTTTGATAAAGAATCTATATCTGATTGCTTATCTATGGGTGGAAATTATACAACAGAATACTATGAAGATATTATTCAAACGTATGATAAACAAAATTATGGTGAAGGTACAACTTCTGATAGATATGAAGTTTTAGAATACTGGGGAACACTAGATTTATATACTGCATCTTTAATTGGATTAGATTTACCAGATAATACTGATGCTTTAGACCAAGTACAAGTTAATGCTTGGATTTGCAATGGAAAAGTTTTACGTACTGTATTAAACCCATTTACACCTGCTAGATTACCTTATCAATCATTTCCATATGAAATAAACCCTTATCAATTATTTGGTATAGGTGTACCAGAAAATATGGAAGATGCACAATTACTTATGAATGGTCATGTAAGAATGGCTATAGATAATTTAGCATTAGCAGGTAACTTAGTTTTTGATGTAGATGAGGCATCTTTAGTTCCGGGTCAAAATATGGATATATTCCCCGGAAAAATCTTTAGACGACAATCCGGTGTCACAGGAACCGCAATTAATGGCTTAAAATTTCCTAATACTGCACCAGAAAATCTACAGATGTATTTACAGGCTAGACAACTAGCTGATGAAGAAACAGGTATACCTTCTGTTATGCATGGGCAGACAGGTGTATCGGGAACTGGTCGCACAGCAGCCGGATTATCAATGTTAATGAGTGGAGCAAGTTTATCAATAAAAACAGTAATGAAAAATATTGATGACTTTTTGTTAAAACCATTAGGAGAAGCAATGTTCCAATGGAATATGCAATTTGATGTTGATAATCCAGATATAGTTGGCGATTTAGAAATAAAACCTAGAGGAGTGGCTAGTGTCATGCAAAAAGAAGTTAGGTCACAAAGACTTACAACATTACTACAAACTGTTGCTAATCCTATGCTTGCACCTTTTATTAAAATTCCAAATTTAATGAAAGAATTAGCTATAGCACAGGATATAGACCCAGACAGTTTGGTTAATGATATGAATGATGCAGCAATTTTTGCTGAAATATTGAGAGGACTAAATGTTGGACAAGAAACTGGCACACAAACTGGTGAAGGTAGTGAACAATCCGGAAATATGGGCGGCAATGGAGGAATACCTGCAGGTGCAAATCCAAACGACCCACAAGGCACTGGTGACGGCAACATCGGAATTGGAAATGTTCCGCAATCAGGGGAAAGTAATTTCACTGGAAATGGTACAACGCCTTAGAACTGATGTTAATAATATACTAAAAAATAAATGAAAAGGGAGATATGGCAGTAGAAGATTTAAGTAAAACAGGTTTAGTTACAACTACTATTAAAGACCCACTACCAGATAGTGCTGACCAAGAGTTGACTGAAGAACCTATAGGTTTTATACCTGCTGAAAGAGCTTCTACAGGTGTTGTTGCAGAACAAACAGAAGTTAATCCATTAGCTGCTGATTTACCTGATACACAATTAATGAATGCTTTAAAAGAATATAGCGGAATTAATTTTGATGCAAGCTTAATGGAATCCCCTATAATTGGTAGTGCAAGTTATATGACAACACCAAGTTATAAAAGAGATGCTACTACTGGAGAGATTATACCAGAAGGAAATTTTTCTGATTCAGTTGATTTATATCAAGGTATTACTGATGCAATTAATCAAGAAGGAAAAACAGAACAATATAAGGCATTAACACGAGAACCTTATGACGACTATAGAAATAGATTAAAAATGCAAGGCCCTATGGATTATATGAATGAAATGGGTACAATAATGGCAGGACAAGAGCCATATGAAACTTATGATTTTTTTTCTACAGAAGATTTTGCAGAAAGTTTTAAAAAAGATACAGTTGTAGGAAACCCAACAAAGCCAAGTTTATTTAATAAAATAACGAGTGTACCAACAGGTGTTTATGGAGCAGGAAAAATGGTTTGGAATATGCTTTCAGAAAATCATTTTATAAAAGGTGTTAAAAATAATCCTGATAAATATATGGGAAATCCTAAATATGTAAATGATGCTGAAAAATGGTTTGAAAAACAAGGACAAGAACAATTTGGTGCTATATTTGAAGAAAATCCAGAATCAGCTATAAAAGTAGCACAAGCAAATAAAGCTATATATGATTATTTAAATTCTACTATTGATGGACAAAAGAAAATACAAGAAATGGGTTTAAATAAAAATTCTATAGATACACAGTTAGAAAAAGCTAATGCTTTTGAAACAGCAGCAAATTTAAAAGCAGAAAGTTATTCAGCATACCAAGGAGATTATTCTGGTTCAGCAGAAGGTGTAGCAGCAAAAAAACAAGTATATGCTAATATGTCTGATAATGAGTTAAATAATACTATGGCAGCAGGTGCTGACCAATATAGTGGAATGGCTATTGGGGGGCAGGGTGTATACGTTGATATATCAGATGGAATAGCACCGGGAACTAAGTTTAAGTCTGGAACTATATTTGTTAAATGGAAAAAAGAAGAAAGAGAAGAACGAGCTAAAGAAGAAAAAAAAGAAGAAGTTGTAAAAACTACTAAACAAGATAATCAAAAAGATAGTGGTAGTAGTAATCAACAAGGTAGTGGTGGTGGAAGTGGCCCTGTAGGAATGGTAGGTAGTCCAACAAAACCAAAACCAAGAACTGGCCCAGATTTAACAAAAAGACAATTAGGTGGCCCAATAGGTAATCCTATGGGACAACAACAGCAAGTACCAGTACAAGATGCAGGAAATTTAGAACTTGTTCAAGAACAAGGAAAAGATATGAGTGGTGTTGCTGATGATGTACCTAGAGAATTAGATGAAGGTGATTTTGTAATTAATGCACCGGCTGTTGAAATGGCAGGAAGAGGTGATATAGAAAGAATGGTTACAAAAGCAATTACTGAATTACAACGTAAAGGTATAAAACTTGATTTTGGTCAAGCAGCAGAAGATGCTGATTCTATTGTTCAAGCTTTAGTTAGTAATAAAGAAATGATTATTCCTAAAGTAATAGCAGAACAAATTGGATATGACAGATTAGAAAAAATAAATAATCGTGGTAAACAGAGAGTTGAAGAAATTGAACAACAGCAACAACAACAGCAACAAGGATTTATACAAGGAAATCCTCAAGCTGTACAGATGGGTGGACAAATTGCTTTAGATGAGAATAAAAATCAACCTATAGCTGTACCTAGAGAAAGTTTTGCAGGACAAAGTTCAGTAGGAAGAAAATTACTTTCTCCTTTATCACCAGAATCACAAAACGATGAAAAAGAATTACAAGAAAAATCACAAAGTTTTGAAGGATTTTTAAAACCTTTAAAAATGAATAAAGGTGGTAAATTTTTTACTGACGAAGAATTTAATAGATTAATTATGAGAGAAAGTTCTGGTATTCAAAGTGCAGAAGGTGATTTAGATACTGGAGATAAAGCTGTTGGTTTAACTCAAGTTAGAGGACTTGCTTTAGAAGATGTAAATAACGAACTCGGAACTAATTATACAAAAGATGATTTATTAAATAATGCAGATTTAAGTAAATTAGTTGGTAAAACTTATCTTAATCAACAATTAAAAAGATTTGGTGATAAAAGATTAGCATTAGCAGCCTATAATTTAGGGCCAACTGCTGTAAAAAATATTACTGAAAATAGTATGTTAAATTATCATAAATTACCATCTGATGTAAAAGATTATGTTAGTACTATTCTTAATAAAATAGTACCAGAAATAAAGCCTAAACCTACACGTCAAGGTATGATGGCAGTAAATTAAAAAGTTTCCTGATTAATAATCGGGATTAGTGTAAGGCTACTTATACATTCGGTATAACCCCTAATACACTTAACAACCAAAAGCGGCTACTCACATTTATATATGTGACCCCGAAGGAGGAAATATGGCTAAAGCGAAAGCTAAAGAAGCTGAAATAGAAAGTAAAGAAAACGTGGTTGAAGAAGATGCGGCTACTCCCTACAGAAATCCTTATCAAAAAGATTTGGATACAGAAGTAGAAGACCCCCGTCAAACTGCAGAGGACACTCAACAGGAAGCTACTCCTCAAAATGCAGGTTTCATAAATAAAACTGAAACACAACCAAACCATGATTATAAAAAAAGATATGATGACCTTAAAGCTCATTATGATAGAAAGCAAAACGAAAGTAAGCAGAAAACTGAAGAGTTAGAAGCTAAACTTAGAATTGCTGAAAAAAATCAGGCTATGGCGAATTATACGCCACCAAAAACTGATGATGAATTAAAACAATTTAAGGAAAAATATCCAGACGTATATGATGTGGTAGAGACAATATCTCAAAAGCAAGCTGTAAGACAAGTTGAAACTTTACAAGATGAGGTAAAAACTCTTCGTAAACGTGAAGAAGATTTAGTTGTACAAAGTGCTTATAGAGAATTGTTGACAGCTCATTCGGATTTTAATGAGTTAAAAGATGCACCAGAATTTTTAGAATGGTTAGAAGGGCAACCTCCTTCCATTTCAGATGGTGTAACTAAAAACAATAAAGATTCTAAATGGGCAATTCGAGTTCTTGACTTATACAAAGCGGACAAGGGTTTAAGCAAAAGCAAACCAAAATCAAATATTAGTGCAGCAAGTAGTGTGACAAAGACTACGGCCAAGTCTGTAAATGTTTCTGGCAGCTCTGATAAGCGAATTTGGAAGGCATCTGAGATTCAAAAAATGAATCCAAATGTCTATGAAAAGTTCGAGAAGGAGATTGATATCGCCTTTAAAGAAGGGCGTGTTGATACTCGAGCTTAATTAACTTAACCTTATAGGAGAATAATTATGGCGATTACAGCATCTGCCGGTTATGACAATTTACCTTCGGGCAATTGGTTACCGAGCATTTACTCGCAGAAAGTTCTCAAATATTTTCGTAGAAGCTCTGTTGTTGAGGGTATCACTAACACTGATTATGCGGGAGAGATTGAGAATTATGGCGATACCGTTAGAATTATAAAAGAACCAACAATTTCAGTTAGTTCTTATACTAAAGGTGCTCAAACTAATCTACAAAATCTTGCAGATGACCAAACTACTCTTGTAGTTAACACTGCAAATTATTTTGCTTTTAAAGTAGATGATATTGAAGAAAGACAATCCCATGTAAACTGGGAATCTTTAGCTACTTCTTCTGGAGCTTATGCTCTTAAAAGAAAGTATGATAGAGATGTTCTTGAAACTATTTCTACTACTTCTGGAATCAATTCAGGTACAGCAGTAACTGCTAATACTGGTGACTTAGCTCACAGTGTTATTGCAGAATCTGCTAGACTTCTTGATGACCAAGAAGTACCAGAAGAAAATAGATGGTTTGTAGCACCTCCGATTTTTTACGAGCAACTAGGTGCAGCCGGCTCAAAAGTTATGGATATGTCCGTAATGGGTGGCAGTGGTGAATCCCCGCTTCGTAATGGATTGGTATCAGAAGTTACAATTTCAGGTATGAAACTGTACAAATCAACAGCGTTAAATAGGTCTGGAACAGATATTATTACAATATCTGGTACATCTAATGCATATTTTTGCATGGGTGGACATATGTCTGCTGCTGCAACAGCTTCGCATATTGCGAAAACTGAAGTAGTAAGAGACCCAGATTCTTTTTCTGACGTTGTAAGAGGATTGCACGTTTATGGTAGCAAAGTTCTTAGAGCTGAAGCTATTACAAGAACTGCAGTTGTCTTAACATAATAGGAGGAATAAATGGCAACACATAGTAAAGTTACTGGTGGAACAGCAGGACATCCTTCTACCAGAAGACGACCGTATTGGGTTGAAAACACAATTGACAACTCTCTATTTGACCCTGCAGCAAATGACGTAGTTCAATGCCTAAATATACCGGCAGAGACTTTCGTTATTAACGCAGGTATCGAAGTACTAACAGCTACTTCAAATTCTGTAACTTTGGACGTAGGTGACGGAGGTGACGTGGACAGATTTATTGATGGATTAGATTCTACATCAACTGGACATGGTGCTCAAGTTGCAAACGCTTCAAACGTAGGCCATGTATATGGTACTGCAGATACTCTTGATGTAAAAGTTTTAGGTGCTCAAGATACAGCAGGTAAAATTAGAGTTTGGGCAATTATGTGTGATGTAAGTGGTTCAGATGAAACTGCTTCTAATACAGCCTAACTTATAAATTATTGGGGGCTTCGGCCCCCTTTATTACATATATGCTTTTTTCTGATAAAATAGTTTGGCTTGCATCTTATCCTAAAAGTGGAAATACTTGGGTAAGAGCATTTTTAAGTGACTATCTATTTTCTGAGAATAAAGACTTTGAATTTTCATTACTACATAATATTGAAAAATTTCCTAAAAAAAGATTATTTCCAGATTGTATTGTAGAACCAGAAAGTTCAGGATTACGTTCTATACTTAATGGATATGAAAATTTTTTAAGTATACAAAAAGATTTAAAAGGTATTTATAAAACACATAATGCTTATAATAAATTTTTTACAAATAAAGATTTAACAGCAGGATTTGTTTATATAACTAGAAATGTAAAAGACATAATAGTTTCTTTTGCTCATCATTATGACTGTTCTTTAGATGATGCTATTGATTTAGCTATACCTAATAGAAAAAAACATATTGAATCATGGGAAAAATTTACTGATGTACCTAGTCTATATTTAAATTATGAAGATATAGTAGAAGATACAAAAAAAGAGTACACAAAACTGTTACATTTTTTACACATAAAAATAGATGAAAAAAAATTAAATAAATCTATTAAAAATACAAGTTTTTCTAATTTAAAAAAATTAGAAATAGATAAAGGATTCTTTGAAGCGGCTGACTATAAAACAAAAAAAGAAAGACCGTTTTTTAGAGTTGGGAAAATAAAACAATGGGAGAATGTTTTTAATATTAAACAAATAGAGAGAATAAACTCTTTATTATATTAGGAGATAATATGGTAGATAAAGAACAGCCTATTGATAGTAAAAATAGACCAAATGGTAAAACTTGGGATATGACTAAAACACAAAAAAATGTTGATTTATATCCTGATGAAAGTACAAATGAAGGTTTATCAAAACGTGTAAATAATATTGAAGATAAACTAAATAAATTATTAAATATTGTTACGGATAAAAATAATGGATAATGGAATTTGTGTAATTTGCGGTCATGCGTGTCATTGTTCGCATGGTGGGAGTTGTTGTATAGAAGATTGCCATTGTGGTAATTGTGAACATGAAATAAAATCGGAGATAGATTAATGAAAGCAACTAAAGAATTAAATTGTATTGGATACCCACATAATGACCCTTATGGATTATCTGAAGCATTTTGGAAAATATTTACTAAACCTAAAGTAGAGAAAAAAAAAGAACAACCTAAAAAAGTTTCAGCTAAAGTAAAAAAACAAAGTGCAAAGGATTTTTATTAATGCCGGAATGCTGTCCTATATGTGGTTGTGATAAAGATAAATGCATCTGTGAAGATGGATGTGATTCTTGTGGGGCTTAATGCCTTTCAAGTCAAAAAAACAAAGAAAATACTTATTTGCAAAAAAACCTAAATTAGCTAGGGAGTGGGCAGATAAGTATAATAAAGGTTCAAAAGTCAAGAAGAACAAAACAAGAAAAACCTTGACAAAAGGCTAATTTTGTGTATAATAAAAAAAGGGAGACATGGCAACAACTTATTTAACTTTAACAAATAACGTATTAAACGAACTTAACGAATCAGAATTAACATCTTCTACTTTTTCAAGTAGTAGAGGTATTCAAACATCCGTTAAAAAGTTTGTTTTAAAAGCCATGCATGAAATATATAATGGTTTATCGGAGATACCAGATTTATACTTATCAACTACCCAAGATACAAATGCAGGACAGAGAACATATAGTTTACCTTCATCTGCATCTCCACAAAGTACAGATAAAGCATATAGAAAAATAGATTGGCAGACATTTCGATTAGTTCCTAAAGAATTAGTTACTAATGGGGAATTTACTAGTAATATAAATAGTTGGACTACTATAGCAGGTTCAGGTAGTGCTGCTTATAATAGTGGTGGTAATGGTAGAGCTAGATTAAATGATTATGCTATCTATCAATCTATTTCTACTGTAAAAAATAAAGATTATAAATTACAAGTTAGAGCATTTGATTCTCATAGTGCAGGACAAGCATTAAAAGTTCAAGTAGGAACTTCAGCAGAAGATACAACAAATTTAAATACAACACTAACTGTAGAAGATTTTGGAGCAGGTGCAGTTTTAGATACATCATTTACTGCAACAGCACAAACAACTTATATAACATTAAATAATACTGTAACATCAACAAATTTAGATATAGATTATGTTCGTATATCGGAAAATATTCCAGTTCGTAAATTAAAATACTTAACATATGATGATTGGAATAGAAAATATTTAGAAACTGATTTAACAAATGATTCTGATTCTTATGGGACACCAAGTATAGTTTATCCAACACAAGATAAAAAATTTGGTTTATCACCAGTTCCAGATAAAAGTAATTATACAATTCAATATGAGTATTGGAAAGTACATACTGATTTATCTGCACATGATGATACAATGGATTTAGATGATAGATTTAAAGATGTAATAATAAATAGAGCTAAATACTATGCTCATATTTTACGTTCAGATTTGCAATCTGCACAATTAGCAGATAGAGAATTTAAAGAAGCAATGAAATCATTGCGTGTCGAATATATTAATAATGCAACATACATGACAGACCATAGAGTTAATCATGGAGGTAGAGTAGGTTCAGGAGTATTCTAATGCCATATACCGGATTACAAAAACCTATGGTTGTGAGTTGTGCGGGAGGCTTAGTATTAAATAAAGATGTTTTTGCTATGCATCCGGGTGAAGCTTTACAACTTCAAAATTTTGAACCTAGTATTGAAGGTGGGTATAGACGAATAAATGGAACAACAAAATATAATTCTACTATAGTTCCTCAAGTTTCTGCTTCTACAGAAAGAGTACAAATGTCTGCTATATTTAATGATATTATTGTAGTAGCAAGAGGTGGAACTGTATCAACAGGAACTACTTCTGGAAGTTGGACTTCAAGAGCTACAAGTAAAGGCACAACTTATACTTATGATTTTGATAGATTTAATTTTGATGGTAATGATAAAATAATTATTGCTACCGGAGAAGCAGCAGCTTTTACATTAAATACAAGTTATTCAGAAGATATAATAAATGCAACTGGTGGAGGAACTGCACCAACTAATCCTAAATTTGTAAAATCATTTGCAAATCATATGTTTTATGGTGGTATGTCTAATGCAACATCTACTTTGCAGTTTTCTGGCCCTTATACAGAAGATGATTTTGATACTGGTGGTGGCACAATAATTATGGGTGATGTTATTACTGGAATGAAAGTTTTCCGTGATGAATTATTTATATTTTGTGAAAGTAGTATATATAAAATAACAGGAACAAGTTCAAGTAATTTTGCTAAAGCCGAGGTAGCTAAAGGTATAGGTACATTAGCACATCATTCAATACAGGAAATTGGTGGTGATATTATATTTTTAGCAGCAGATGGTATTCGTACTATTGCCGGTACAGCAAGAATTGGTGACGTAGAATTAGGTACAGTTTCTAAACAAGTACAAGATAGAATAAATGATATTGGTTATGATAATGTAACTTCATTAGTTATAAGAAATAAATCTCAATACCGTTTATTTTATCCTCAAACAAGTGGTGCTGAATCGAGTTCAAAAGGTTTAATTGCAGTAATAAAACAAAATCCTAATACCCAAGCTATGGGTTTTGAATATTCTGATATTAAAGGATTAAAAGTTGCTTGTTGTGATTCAGCTTTAATTAGTAATACAGAAACAACAATTTCTGGTGGATATGATGGATATATCTACAAACAAGATGATGGTAATGTATGGACACGAGCAAGTGATACTTACTCAATGGAAGCTACATACAGGTCTCCGGATATGACAATGGGTGACCCCGGCGTTAGAAAAAATATGCATAGAGTAAATGTAAACTGGAATCCGGAGGGTGAGGTTGATGCTAGTATGTTTGTACGTTATAATTATGATGATAGTGATACACCGCAGCCAAATGTTTTTTCGCTACAGACATCAGGTAGTGGTGCAATATTTGGAAGTGGAAAATACGGAACAGCCGTTTTTGGACAAGGAGATTTACCTATAACAAGACAAGGGGTAGAAGGTTCTGGATTTGCAGTTGCATTAAAAATAACAGATACAAGTACAAAAAATCCTTGGGCATTACGAGGATATGAATTAGAATTTACACCGGGAGGAAGAAGATAAATGGGAGCAACATATACAAGACAAAGCTCTAGTAATATCGTTGATGGAAACGTCATTGAGGCTGCTGACTTAAATAGTGAATTTAATCAGATATTAGCAGCATTTGCTGTTAGCACAGGACATACTCACGATGGTACTGCAGCAGAAGGTGGGCCAGTAACTAAGTTATTAGGCACATCAATAACTATTGGTGATGCTACATCAGGTACAGATATTACAGTAACATTTGATGGTGAAACATCAGATGGTGTTTTATATTGGATGGAAGATGAAGACCACTTTAAATTTGCTGATGATATAGTAGTAGATAGTACAAAACGATTATATTTTAATGATGAAGGTGGAGAATATATTTATGGTGATGGCACAGATTTATATTTAACATCTGGTGCAGATATAAATGTACCCGCTAACATTGGCATGACCTTTGGTGATGACGGAGAAAAGATTGAAGGTGATGGTACAGATTTAACTATTAGTGCAAGTGCTGATTTAAATTTAACAGCAACAACTGATATTAATATTCCTGCTAATGTAGGATTAACTTTTGGTAATGATGGTGAAAAGATTGAAGGTGACGGAACAGATTTAACTGTTTCTGCAAATAATTTAACAGTTGATGCAGCAGCAGATATTATATTAGATGCAGATGGTGGAGATGTATTCTTTAAAGATGGTGGTACTACTTTTGGTAGTGCAACAAATACTTCTGGAAATTTAATAATTAAATCTGGTACTACTACAGCAGTAACATTTAGTGGTGCTAATGCAACAGTTGCTGGTAATTTATCTGTAGGTGGAGATTTTGATGTTACAGGAAGTTTAGACTTTAGTGATGCAGATATTACAAATATAGGTTCTTTACAATTAGATTCAATTGCAGGTGATGGTGATACTAATACATCAATTACTTTTAGTGGTTCAGATGTAATAACTATTGCAGCAGGTGGAGATAACCAAGTTACATTTAATAATGGTTCTATTTTACCGGTAACAGATAATGATATAGATTTAGGTTCTGGTTCGTATGAATTTAAAGATGCATATTTTGATGGTACAGTTACTACAGATGCATTAGCTGCAGATACGGCTAATATAGATGGTGGAAGTATTGATGGTGCAACATTAGGTACAAACAGTGCAATAACTCAAGCAGTAATTGATAATATTAATATTAATGGTACAACTATAGGACATACATCTGATACAGATTTATTAACTTTAACTAGTGGAGTATTAACAGTAGCAGGAGAAGTTTCAATGACTACTCTTGATATTGGTGGTACAAATGTAGCGGCAACAGCAACCGAAATAAATATTTTAGATGGTGATAATAGTGCCTCTTCAGTAACTATTGCTGATGCAGATAGAATTATCTTAAATGATAATGGTACAATGAAACAAGTTGCTGTTACAGCACTTAATACTTATACAAGTTCTAGTATTGCAGCAGATAACATTTCAACAGGTGATGGAGCAGTAACACTAGCAACATCTTCTGGTAATATTACTATAGATGCTCAAGCAGGTGATGCTGATATTATATTTAAAGGAACTGATTCAAGTTCTGATATAACAGCTTTAACTCTTGATATGAGTGAAGCAGGTGCTGCAACATTTAATGATAAAATAGTTGCAACAGAATTAGATATATCTGGTAATATAGATATTGACGGAACAACAAATTTAGATAATACAGACATTGATGGCACATTTGCTGTTGATGGTACAACTATTTCATTAGATGCAACAACATCTTTAAATATAGATAACTCTAATACATCTAATGGTATAACAATAGGTACAGCAACTTCTGGAGTACCAATTTCAATTGGGCATTCAACTTCTGAAGTAACTGTTAATGATAATTTAACTGTAACTGGAGATTTTACTGTTAATGGAACTACAACAACTGTAAATAGTACAACAACTACAGTTGATGACCCAGTATTTACTTTAGGTGGAGATACTGCTCCGGGTTCAGATGATAATAAAGATAGAGGTATTGAATTTAGATACCATGATGGTTCATCAGCAAGAATAGGTTTCTTTGGTTATGATGATAGTGCAAGTGCATTTACATTTTTAACTGCAGCAACTAACAGTTCTGAAGTTTTTAGTGGTACAATAGGTAATGTAACAGCAGGTGTTGGTACATTTGCTTCTTTAGATATATCCGGCAATATAGATATTGAT